GTTTTTTACTCTCTGCCCAAAAACCCACTTTTTTTCGCCAGTTATATATAATTTTAATGTTTTTTCTTCGCATTAAATAAGAGAAAAAAGTGGGAAAGTGGGCAGAAAACCCGCAAAACCTTGCGCCCCAACGGTTTCCGGCTGCCCACTTTTGAAATAAAACCGGGCAAAAACCCACTTTTTCTGGGGAAAACCGTCCGTACAAGTCTTTCCAGACGCCCCAACTTTCCCAATCTGGTCATAAAAACCGGGCATACACCCACTTTCCGACTAAGAAGTGGGCAGAGAAATTGGCCCAAATTCTAACTTAGATTAGAGAGAACTGAGCCAAAATCTCTATTTTTCATTCAATAGGCACGCCGCTGGTAAGGCCGATTTCGTGGAGTTACCGGGATGTAGTGGTAGTGGGAGAGAGTCTTGTATGGACGCTTACGAAGCGACATCCCGTATTTTTTCGGCGGTGTTCCATTGCGTTCGGGATAGAGCTTTGGGTCTGAGAAGATAGCGTCGAGCATTTCAGAGAGCGCCTTAGCTGTATCCAGGATGGATTGTGTGAATGCCGCCCATGCTTCTTGAAATGTGCGAATGGCCTCTAAGGTTTGCTCCATATCCATAGCGGTTCACCTCCAAACCTTTCCGGAGCGCTTGTCAATCAGAACAATACGGCCTTCTATGGCGAAGTCTGCCAGCTCGCAAATATCAAAGATGGCATAGAGCAGTTTGCGGAATCGCTCCTCTTCAGCCTCGATGTTTTTCAATGCTTGATAAGCGGTGGGGTCAGAATAGCCCTCCGCATTTTTTCGGTCATTTGGCGCCAACATTATTCGCCTCGCTTTCCTTATGCCACCCCTCGATGTCGACGCCAATCCGTTTTAGCATTTGAGTACAGAGCCAAATATCATCCTGGTCCTCCATCTCATACCGGCTGACCAGC